TGAGGCTGTTGCAGACTGTTGTGCGTTGTTTCTAAACTTTAGTTCGTTACCTGATCAGGTTCAACGTGTGTTGGTTAACATGGCGTTTAATCTAGGACGGTCTCGACTCAGTAAGTTTAAGAATATGATTAAAGCAGTCAATGAAGGTCGATGGGCTAGAGCCGCTGATGAGATGGTAGACTCTCGTTGGTACAACCAAGTTGGCAACAGGTCTGTTGAGTTAGAAAACTGGATGAGAAATGTGTAATGGCTGATTTAATTCCTTTCGATCCGTCTATGCATACACCTCAAGACGTTGGTTTTGGAAGCCCATCTACGGAATATTTAATTACTATTGATGGCCCGGATGGTCAAGTTATTGTTGTACCTTCAATTTGGTGGAATAGTGAAGGAAACCCTGTATTTTTAGGTGACATAGAAACAGATAAAATAAACCAACAAGAAATACTTGATTTAGTTCAGCAGTACGAGGAAAGTACAAAAGAACGCTTTCCACGATTTGGTAAAGCAGGAATAGCAGATAATTATCGTATTGCAGACCGATTTGCTCAAACAAGATCAAAAGCTGGTGGAGCATCTTCAATACCATTAACTAGGGCGTTAGACCAAGAGTTTTCGCCCTTAAAATGACTGAACTCAAAGTAGAGCTGTTACCATGGCAACAAGAAGTATTTGATAGCCCAGTACGATTTAAGATTGTTGCGGCAGGTCGTCGTACAGGAAAGTCTCGACTAGCGGCATGGATGTTAATCATCAACGCATTGCAGACTGATAGAGGGCATGTGTTCTACGTTGCACCGACTCAAGGTCAGGCACGTGACATTATGTGGAACACCTTGTTAGAGTTAGGTAACCCTGTTGTTACATCATCGCATGTGAACAACATGCAAATTAAGCTCATCAACGGTGCAACAATATCGTTGAAGGGCGCTGACAGACCAGAGACGATGCGTGGTGTCTCTCTGAAGTTTTTGGTGTTGGATGAATACGCAGACATGAAACCGTCTGTATGGGAAACTGTACTGCGTCCTGCACTGGCTGACCAGAAGGGTTCAGCAATGTTTATTGGTACTCCTCTTGGAAGAAACCACTTCTATGAGCTGTACAAGTATGGTGAGTTAGCTGATGACCCGACATATCAGGCATGGCACTTCACCAGTTATGACAATCCGTTACTAGATCCAGAAGAGATCGACATGGCTAAGAAGTCAATGTCGAGCTATGCATTCCGACAGGAATTTATGGCGAGTTTTGAAGCTCTTGGTTCAGAGATTTTTAAAGAAGATTGGATTAAGTTCACGGATGAAGAACCGACCGAAGGTGACTACTATATTGCAGTTGACCTTGCAGGCTTTGCAGACATTGCGGGCAAAGCAACGGGCAAATCTTCAAAGCTTGATAATACGGCTATCGCCATTGTCAAAGCCGGAACTGAGGGGTGGTATGTTGCTGACATTGTCTATGGGCGTTGGGACATCAAAAAAACAGCCCGTAAGATATTTGAGGCTGTTCGTGAATATCAGCCTATTGCGGTGGGTATTGAAAAAGGTGCGCTACGTAATGCGGTTCTTCCGTACCTAACAGATTTAATGAAGTCTGAGCAACGGTTCTTTAGAGTTGAAGAACTAACCCACGGTAACAAGAAAAAAACTGACCGTGTTGTCTGGGCTTTGCAGGGACGCTTTGAGCATGGCAACATCTCATTAGCAGAAGGGGAATGGAATACAGAGTTCTTAGATGAGCTATTCCAGTTTCCAAATCCGTTAGTGCATGACGATTTAGTTGATGCACTGGCGTATATTGATCAGCTTGCTAAGGTTAGCTATTACGTTGACTTTGAGGAAGAAGAATTTCAATTTATTGATCCAATCGCAGGGTATTAAATATGGATTATGAAAATCGTTCACTAATGTTAGCTGGCTTAGAAAACTGGGTCATTGGTAAATGTGATCAGTGGCGAGACCACTATGAAGCAAACTACTCTGAAAAGTTTGATGAGTATTACAGACTATGGCGTGGTATTTGGGACCCATCAGATAAGATGCGAGACTCAGAGCGTTCACGCCTAATCAGCCCTGCGCTACAACAGGCTGTCGAGTCTGCGGTTGCTGAAGTTGAAGAGGCTACATTTGGACGTGGTGTATGGTTTGATATTAAAGATGACTTAGGTGACCAGAATCCTGTTGACGTACAACAGCTACGTAACCAGTTAGCTGAAGATTTTCAAAAGACTCAAGTGCGGAAAGCTGTTGCAGAATGCGTATTGAATGCCGCAATCTTTGGCACTGGTATGGGTGAACTGGTCTTAGAAGAAAAGAAAGAGATGAGACCGGCAACACAGCCTGTACTGGACGGTGCTATGGCGGCTTTCGGTGTGATGGAAACAGATCGCTATGTTGTTCGTTTACGCCCGGTGTTACCGCAGAACTTCCTGATTGATCCGGTTGCAACATCTATTGAAGAAGCAATGGGCGTAGCTATCGATGAATATGTACCCCGTCATCACATTCTAAACGGTATTGAAAACGGTATCTATCGCAACATTGAAGTTGAGAACACCTACACCGACACCGACTTAGAGCCAGACAAGCAGTTGGTGATGTACGACGAAGATAAAATACGTCTGACTAAGTATTACGGTTTGATTCCATCTGAGTTGTATATTGATGCAATTTCAGAAGGGTTATCTGAAGAGGAGGTTGAAGACTTAGACACTCCATCAACAGAATACATTGAGGCTATCGTAGTGCTTGCTAACGGTGGTCAATTACTCAAAGTAGAGGCTAACCCCTACATGATGCAAGATCGCCCTGTGGTGGCTTTCCCATGGGATGTCGTACCCGGTCGTTTCTGGGGACGTGGAATCTGTGAAAAGGGTTACAATGCACAGAAAGCGTTAGACACTGAACTGAGAGCCAGAATTGATGCGCTTGCGCTTACTGTACACCCTATGCTTGCTGTTGATGCTTCACGTCTTCCTAGAGGGGCAAAGATGGAAATCAGACCCGGCAAGACGATTCTTACCAACGGAAATCCTTCAGAGATCCTCCAACCGTTTAAATTCGGGTCGCTTGATCAGGTCTCATTCACCCAAGCTCGTGACCTGCAAACTATGGTACAGATGGCAACAGGTTCTATCGATGCCGCCGGAATACCCGGTAGTATTAACGGAGACTCTACTGCCGCCGGTATCTCAATGTCGCTCGGTGCAATCATCAAGCGTCACAAGCGTACACTGATTAACTTCCAAGAAGCTTTCTTACTACCGTTTGTTGAGAAAGCGGCATACCGGTACATGCAGTTTGATCCTGAACTGTACCCTGTACAAGACTATAAGTTTGTAGCATCAAGCTCGTTAGGCATTATCGCCCGTGAGTATGAGGTAACACAGCTTGTTCAATTGTTGCAGACTATGTCACCGGATAGCCCGATGTATCCGATGTTGATTGAATCTATCGTAGACAACATGAACCTGTCGAATCGTGAAGCAATCATCGAAGGGCTTCGTCAGGCTAATCAGCCTAACCCAGAAGAGCAACAGATGCAACAACAGCAGATGCAAGCTCAGATGGCGGCACAACAAGCTCAGTTGGATCTATCAAATGCTCAGGCTACTGAAGCAATGTCTAGAGCTAGAAAGAATGCGGCTGAAACAGGCTTAACAGCCTATGAAGCTGAAACAAACCGATTGAAGGTTCTAACAACCAATCTAGAACCCGGAGATCAGGACGAGAAGGAATTTGAGCGTCGAGTGAAGTTAGCTGAGTTGTTACTCAAAGAACGAGCGATTGCATCAGATGAAGCTATTGTATCTAAACAAATGAGGGAAAATAATCAATGATTACCCAAACAGAACTGAATCAAGTATTGATTGAAATCAATAAAATTCTTGATGGATTAAACAAACGTATCACAGATCTAGAGAAGGCACAAGCCCCTATTAAGAAGCCAACACCCTCTAAGTCTTGACTTTTGGCATAAAATATGCTAGAATATTCTTTATAGACAACGCACCAATAGGAGAATGTGTTGACAAAAGAAGATGAAAAATATTATGAAACCTACTTCGACCTCTTCCTTCATTCAGGATGGAAGCAGTTGGTAACAGACCTTACTGAAAGTTTGGATTCTTACCGAATAGAAGATATTGCAGACGCTGATGCCCTAAAGCGGGTACAAGGCGAAAGAGCAATATTAAGTAGGCTTGTAAATTTTGAAGTTTCTATAAAGGAAACCTATGATTTAATATTGGAGGCCGAACGTGCTGAAGCGGTTTGACTTCCGATGTACAGAATGTAATCACATTGAAGAACAATGGGTAGACTCTGAAGAGAAGCTAGCCACTTGTTATGAATGTGGACATACCGCCGTGCGGATAATCTCTCCGATTCGAACACATTATAAGGGATCAGGTTGGCCTGATGCTGACGATAAGTGGGCTAAGGATCATGAGAGAGCCGCTCGTAAATAAACACTTCCATAATGCTTTAACGGCACGGAGTACAATATGGCAACATTAATTGAGCGTCCTGAAGAGGACACAACTGAAGAGTACACAACGCTCGAAAAAACTGAAGAACAATTTGAAGAGCCTGAACAGCCTGAAGAGGTAACTGAACAGGAAGATGAAATCCCTGATAAGTATCAAGGGAAAGACATCAAAGATATCGTTAGGATGCACCAAGAAGCCGAAAAGCTTTTAGGTCGTCAAAGTTCTGAAGTTGGAGAGTTGCGGAAAATCGTTGATGACTTCGTAAAGACTCAACTCGATACACAAAAACAAAGCCCACAGGCACAGGTCGAAGAAGACGAGTTAGACTTTTTCTATGATCCTGAAGCCGCTGTTCAGAAGGTGATTGACCGTCATCCGAAGATTAAAGAAGCCGAAGAATACACCCGCCAAGCTAAGCAGGCGTCAATTATCGGTAAGATCGAACAGAAGCACCCAGACTTCAAAGACATTGTTGCTGACAATGCATTTGCAGAATGGGTTCAAGCTTCAAAAGTTCGAACAGAGCTTTATATTCGGGCTGACCAGCAATTTGACTTCGACAGTGCTGATGAGCTTCTAAGCCTCTGGAAAGAGCGTAGACAAGCTGTATCAAACACTGAAGACCTCAATAAAGCTGATCGGCAACGACAGGCAAGAGCCGCCTCAACAGGAGCCGCTAAAGGATCGGGTGAAGCCCCATCTCGAAAGATCTATCGACGTGCCGACATTATTGAACTCATGCAGAAAGATCCAAAGCGTTACAATGCCATGGCTGATGAAATCATGGCGGCGTATGCAGAGGGTCGTGTTAAATAACCTAAAGCATTAAGGAGCTTTAAAATGGCACTTGGTACTAACCACGTCACCAATACTACTGGGGCTACTTTCATCCCAGAGATTTGGTCCGACGAAATCATTGCGGCCTACGAGAAATCACTCGTATTGGCTAATCTTGTTAACCGTATGCCCATGACAGGCAAGAAAGGCGATACACTTCATATCCCTAAGCCTACTCGTGGCGATGCATCTGCAAAGACTGCTGAAGCTCAGGTCACCCTGATTGCGGCAACTGAGTCAGAAGTGCAAGTCACTATCGATCAGCACTACGAGTATTCTCGTTTGATCGAAGACATCACTGACGTGCAAGCTCTGTCTTCACTCCGTCAGTTCTACACTTCAGACGCTGGCTATGCGCTTGCTAAGCAAGTTGACACTGATTTGTTTGCTCTTGGCAAATACCTCGGTGACGACAACGGTTCCGGTTCTGACTGGATTCACAGCAACTCGTTCTACATGGACGCTTCTACAGGTCTCACAGCTTACGCTGTTGACACTGTGGTTCCTGCTGATATCTTCTCAGACACAGGTTTCCGTGCCGCTGTTAAGCAGTTAGACGACAACGATGTTCCTATGGACAATCGTTACCTCGTTGTACCACCTTCAGTCGTTCAGACTATCCGTGGTATTGACCGTTACAACTCATCTGATTTCGTATCAGGTCAGCCTGTAGCTAATGGAAACATTGGATCACTTTACGGTATCCAAATCTATGTTTCTACTAACTGCCCTGTTACTGAAACAGCCGCTGAAAACGCCGCTACCAGTGGTGGCGAGTTGAAGGCAGGTCTGCTAGGTCACAAAGACGCTATGGTCTTTGCAGAGCAGATGGGCGTCCGCTCACAAACTCAATACAAGCAAGAGTATCTTGGTGACTTGTTCACTGC